TGTGGAGGAGAGGGCATTTGATGAGGGAGCTAAGTGGTGGGATGCCACGTATGCTATCCGCCCGAATGGGATGGTGATTGCGCAGCTAATAATATTTAGAACTAAGAATGGGTACGATAAGTATAAGTATGATGGTGTTACCCTATTTGATGACCCTTATAATTGATTGAGACATGAGGAAAAAGATTAACGCATGGTTGTTGCGCCGCCGATTTTTGTGGAGACTTATAATTACAGATGATTCTGTTTATGATGTTGTGTTTTATAGGTATCACCACGTGCTATTAGATTATTATGTTGTTTTTAATAACGTAGACAGGGGTCTAGATGCGGCTATTGCCAAGATATTAGAAATGGAAGAGTAGAGTTATGACAAGGGATGAGCATTATAGTAGCTACATGAATAGGAGAATGGCTAAAGCAGCGCATTTACGCTATGGATTAGAATGGATGGGCTTATTTGCGGGTGCTGAGATGGCGGAGGAAAAAGCGTGGAAATACAGCAAACACAATCCTTACAAATCTGTAAGGAAAACAAGAAACAATAATTTATCACAAATCTGTAAGGAAAAATGAAAGTAATTTATAATCAAGACCAATTAGAGAGATTAGCTATATTAGGGGCTAAGCTAAGTGTATCAGCGGATGGCATCACTAGATTAGATTTAGAGGGTGTAAAAATGCAGGATATTAAGAAAGTTTATCGTATCTTGGAGTGCGAAACAGAATATCAATTCTCAAATAATTAGGTAATGCAGGACGAATACGAGAGTCAATATCTATTTAAATAGTAAATAACAACAAACATGAATATCAGAAAAGTGAGCCTTAACAACGGAGGTTTCAAGGGGGCCGAAGTGCATTTTCTTCAAGAGGAAGAAAAGAGTGGAAAGTCGCAGATAGTACTGCATAAAACTTATCCAAAAAATCCCGTACACATGGGGTTAGAGAAATTGTTTAAGGACTTGCGCGGTCATATCTTAAACATTTACGACATCCGCAGCGACAAGGAGGCGGTGAATGACGCTTACATCAACCAAACTATTGTACACACAGTAGAATGTGACTTAGATTGCATTGTATTACACGGACAAAGAGAGGTGTGTGATGGCAAAGTAGTTCCGCTAAAGAGTCATAAGATACAGATGCAGGACGATTACGATAATTACGAGGACTTACGTGCTATTGTAGAGCGTATTGCTGAGGAAACTATCGAGTATTTGCGTGGTAATGTAAAGATTGAGGACAAGGAATTAATCGAGCGTTATTTGAAAGCTAGACATAAGGATGATGCTATTAGTAGCTTAGAGGGAATGACAGCGGAGCAGATGCAGGACTTTGTAACTAAGATAGTGGAGAAAGGCATGGGAGGATTTGTAATGCTACCTGATGACTTTAAATTAGACAAGGAAGCTATTGCTGAGGCTGCTGCTGAACATGGCGTAGAGGTGGAAGTAGATGATAGTGATTTAGAGGACGCTGCGTTTTAATGGTACACACGCTGTTTAGTAACGATGTCTATTTAGACAAGGACACTCATCAGTACTTTGATAAGGATGGGAGAGAGTATATGTCTTTTACTAGATTTTTCTCTTTCCTATCCCCTAAGTTTGATGCTAATATGATTGCTGCTGCCACCGCTAAGCGTGATGACACTACTAAAGAGGCGGTGTTAGGTAAATGGCAGGCAACGGCAGATGAGGGGACTAGATTAGACAAAACACTAAAGGCTTATTCTCAAACGGGTAAGATTATCCCTGAAGGTGAGGGCTTAGAGCAAGTGGTAAGAGAGGTAAGTAAGAAGTATGTTGATTACCATAGGTGCTATGAGGATTTAGTTGTGTTTAGTAAGGATTATCGAGTGGCGGGGGAGATAGATAAATTGAGTTTAACTAGCAACAGAAGGAATTGTACGTTTCATATATCGGACTTTAAGAGATTTGAGGGCGGCATGACTTATGAGGCTAAGGGGCAGAGATTTTTGAATTACCCACTAGATTACTTGCCGAACACTAAGTATGTAAAGATTGGCTTTCAGTTGTCGTTTTATGCTTATTTATTTGAGCAATTAACTAACCATAAATGCGAGAAATTATTTATTGACCTTGTTATACCACAGATAGCAAATGGGGTTGTTGTAGGGCATAAAAACGAGGTTATTCCCGTTAATTACATGAAGCGGGAGATAGAATTTTGCCTAGAGCATTTTAGTAATAGGGTTATTACCGCACTTGACGGGCGTAAATATGAACAAATAGAAGATGAATTTTAAAAACAAAAAACAATGAAAAAACTATTAAACCAATGTAAGTTCTTATACAAAAGAACAACTGAGCCGATGAATTTCGGGAAAACGAACAAAATTCTTTACGGTTATAAAAACGTGATTACTAAGACTCACTTCGCTAGCTTGGATGAAAATTTAACGGTTGAAGATGCCATTAAAGAAATCAACAAGGTTAGCGGTTGAGCAAAAGTGTTATGAAAAAATACAGAATATATGATTATAGCAATAGATTTTGACGGCACTTGTGTCACACATGAATATCCGCTTATCGGAAGAAATATTGGAGCATCTGATGTGTTAAAAAAAATAGTTGATGCTGGACACTTTTTGATTCTTTTCACAATGCGCTCAGGTAAGGAGCTTGAAGATTCTGTTGCGTGGTTTGAAACAAACGGCATCCCATTATACGGAATACAAACAAATCCTACTCAGCATGCTTGGACAACAAGCCATAAAGCATACGCACAACTTTACATTGATGATGCAGCTTTAGGTTGCCCATTAACACAAGACCGAGTGCCTCATCCTGACCCTTCATATAAAGGTGAAACAATCGCTATTGGAAGGCCTTATGTTGACTGGACTAGCGTAGAAATAGAATTAAAAAAACAAGGTATTTTAAAATGAAAAAATACAGAATAAGTAGTGCGGGTAATTTGTGGGACTCTTACACGGTTGACGTAGACAAGAACGGATTTATCGTAGGTGTATCAGACAGAAACGATATTGTTATCGGCAGCAAGTTAGCATCACTACAAGCATGGTGGTCTAACTTCAAGGGAGAGGATGCTTATGTAGTTGAGGAGGTAAAAGATGGAAAGTAACCCTATTGAATTTGCGGATAAGCTGTATGCTGATTATTTACTCATCACTAAGAGTGAATTGATGGCTAAGTTTTGCTGCGAACACGCTTTAAAGCTATTGATGCGGGAGGCTACCACAGAGAAAAGATTACATTACGACCTAGCAAGGTTACACATAAAAGAAACGAAATGAGCTACCTTATAGCAATAAATGAGCGCACAAATGAGGTGCTACATCCCGAAGTTGTGAAGTTGTCGGACACTTTCTCGCTACTCAGCCATGAGGAAATGTTGTATGTAGTGCTATATGCTGATTACAATAGCTTGTATAAGCAGTTTCCTGAGCATGAGAGAAAGAGGCGGGCTATGTGGCATGCCTTTAATGAAAATGCCCACGATGTTATTGAAACGCCCCGTGTATTGGCGGCAATTAAGGAATACACGGCACTACAATTTGACCCTGATAGAGAGTTAATCACTAAGTTTCAGCATAAGATAGATAGCCTAACAGAGTTATTGGAGGCGGAAACAACTTCTACGGGGATAGAAAAAACGGTAAAGGCTATTAACGCTTTGAGGGCTAATATTAAGGACTTGCAGAGCAATATAGATGACAAAACACGGGCGGACGGAGTTATTAAGGGTGATAGACAATTAAGTTTCCTAGAGAAGCTAAAGTCTAATAAAAAGAGATACGAAGCAGTAATAGCAAAGAAGTAATTTATGTTTAGTAATAGAGCGCCATATATCAAGTCGAAAGGATATTGTCCAAACCCGATAGTAGTTCATGGAATACCAAAAGAGGCTGACGGCAGAAACTACCCGAATGTAATTGGCACGTCTGCGTGGGAGCAATTTTGGAGCGAACAAATCTACTACATAATCAACGGCTACCAAACGGGTGGTTTATGGGTGCCTGGCCGCTACTACTACTATATGAATTTCAATACCATGAACACTATTGAGCGTGGTGCTATTAATCCCGACAATACAGATTTACACTTAGAGCTTGCTTATTACATCGACTACTGTAAAAAGAACGGTAAGCACTTAATGATACCTAAAGGTCGTCGTAGGGGTATTTCAGAGGCTTCACACTCAATGATTATTGATTACGGTTACCGCTTTTCACCTAGTAAATGGCAAGGTGGTGTGGCAGCGGGGCATTCTAAACCCATTGAAGATTTTATCACTAAGTGGAAATTTGCTGAGAGCCAATTACCTCCTGAGTTGTTTATCGGTAAATTAAAGATGAATGACTCTGAAATTATCCAAGGATGGGTAGAGAAGAATGAGTTGAATACATGGACGGAAAAAGGCATACCTAGTTCTATTTACACCCGCACCATGTTTAGCGACCCTAACTTATTTAAAGGGTTATTTTTAAATGACGTTGTTGTTGAGGAAGTTGGGGAGTTTGAGAACTTTTTGGAGTTCTTTGATGCTACAAAAGACTGCTTCATGTCGGGGCAAAAGCAGGTGGGTAGTTGTTTCATTTACGGAACTGGCGGCAGGGTTGACAAGGGTTCTAAGGATTTTAAAGAGGCTTGGGAGTCATCAGATAGCAGGGATTGGTGTAGGTCTAATAACGTAGAAAGATGGGTAGTAGATGCTCGCAGGTTCTACTACTATGGTAATGCATCACTAGAACAACAAAGACTACCCGCACACTCGGAATTATTCAAGAAGTACAAACCATACCAATTAATTGGTGTAGAGGATTTAAAGGCTGCTGAAGAGGATATTATGAAGCGCCGTGAAGAATACCTCAAAATAGGCGATTTGGTGGCTTACAATCGCTTTGTACAAAACAATCCATTAACAGAGCAAGAAATATTCCGTAAAACGGCTGTAAATAACTTTGACACGGCTTTATTGAATATCCAAAGGGATAGTATTATGAATGGTAGTGCGCTGCCATATTCCCTTTATAGACCTGAATTTGTAAAAGATGACAAAACAGGAATGATTAAGCAGCCTTTAGAGGTTAAAATGATACCACTTCAAAAGGGGCAAGATGAGAGTGAGGCTGTTTATATCCTAGATGATGGGCATCCATTTGGTAATTTTATCAACAGATATTGTGCGGGGATAGATAGTTACAATACCGACCAATCTAAGAGTAGTAAATCATTAGGGGCTATGTGTGTAATAGATAGGGAAACATTAACCCCTGTGGCTATTATTCGCTGCCGCCCTAAGAGAAAAGAGATATTCTTTGACCTGTGCTTAAAACTTTCAATTTATTACAAAATGCACGCTCAGGTGTTGGGTGACGTGGCGAGTGATACGATATTAGAACACTTTGCTAATGCGGGGTGTTATGGCTATTTGGCGGATAGACCTAAGAAGTTTGAGAGTTTAGCAAGTGAGCAGATGCACACTAAATGGGTGAGGTTAACAAGTTATAGTAAACCTGCCATGATAGGATTGATGCAGTTTCACGTTAATAACCATATTGCAAAGATTAAGTTCCCTCAGTTGATAGATGAGATATTGAGTTACGATGAGGGTGCTAGATTAAGCGATAATGACTTGGCGGATGCTTATGGGATTGCTTTGATGCAGAATGTAAGCAGTGAGTCTGTAATAAAGGATTTAAGCAAGGAAGAGATACTTGATAGATATAGCTTGCCGCAATTTGTNNCCTGATGGTAATGGCGGAATGAGAATAAAGGGGGATAGCGGAGATGCAATTAAGAATATTCAGCAAGATGAAAACTTGTTTAGGAATATGTTTGGATTGTAGACTTAAAACTTTCTTGTAACCTTTATCAAAATAATGTTATTTTTGGGAATACAATAATCATCGACCAAAATGGCAGGATTAAATGCAATAGCACCTAGAAACGACATCCCTGAATACAAAAAGGACGCAGACTGGATGAAAACGTGGCTTGACTACGCAGAGGGCGTACTCAAATCTTACAACCAAGTTCGCACACGAATGACCCGTTTAATGAATGGGTATAACGGAGTAAAAGACCCATTAGCTATTACATGGCTAACCAAACGCTACGGTACATTAGATAAATCACCTTTTATTTCTTATCGCTTAGGCAGAACTAAAATCGACTTACTTCATGGTGAGTGGATTAAACGTCCTTTAGTGTCAACTGTTGAAACCGTTAACTCACAGTCTATTTCTGAAAAGAATAGACAGCGTGATTTTGTAATGGGCGCAATGTTAGCTAAGGATGAGTCTGCAAAGATTAAGCAGATGACGGGCGTTGACATCACTAAAGGCATACAAGTTCCCGAAGATGAAACAGCGTTTCAGAAAATGGAATTTAAAGACCAATGCGAGGATATAATGCAGATTATCATTAATCAGCAAACTAAGAAATTAGATGCCAAGCAAAAGTTGGGGGAATGTTTCAGGAATTTAGAGTTGACTAATTATACTGCTGCTAAGGTGGAGTTGGATGAGAAGGGTAGAGTTAAGTTGTGGCCGTTAGACCCTAGAGATTGTATTTTTGAGGCTATACAAGGTGATGATTATGCGGAGCAAAGCCCTATTCGTGGATGCAGGATAGCTATGCCTGTACACATGATTTTAATGCGCTATGAGTTAACTAAAGAACAAAGAGATAAACTAAATGATGCCCGCACTAATTGGCAGCGTTATATTGGTGCTGATGGGTTAAGTAGAGGGTATATGAGCTATGTTGGCGGTGAATTACTTTGTGATGTTATTCATATCGAATGGGACAGCGTAACTAAAATGTATGAGAAGGTAGTTCCTAAAACGCCTAATCAATTAATGGTTGACCCTAGCGAAAAAACTTTACGCTTTCAAATAGACACTGATAAATACGAGGCTAATCCTGAGTATTACAATGGTAAGGCCGTTAAAGAAGGGTGGGAGATTGTTACTCGTTATATGGATGAGCAATATGAGGCTACCCGTATTGGCGGTATCATTGACATTAATATGCGTAAGAAGCCTAAGAAAAGAAGTATTGATGACCCTAGTACTATTCTAAGTTCATCTTACATTTTCTATGTGCATGGCAGAGTGAATGGCACCACAATATCGCTGCAACAAATGATGGAGAATTATGATAACCTCTATGATATTGTGCGGTATATGCTTAATAGGGAGTTAGCTAAATCTAAGGGTAAGATATTAACTATTGATAGGGCTGCATTAGGGGCTAAAGAAAAAATAATGGATATGCTTCATAAGATGGTTAATGACCAAGTATTGGAGTATGATAGTTCGGCAGCGGGTAATATTAGTGGTAGACAATTAGACCCTCAAATGCTATTTAAGCAATTTGATTTAGGTTTAAGTGACTCATTCCCTTATTTAATTCAATTTAAGCAAGACTTAGTAAATGAGATTAACTTAATAACGGGTATTAGTGATAATAGGATGGGGCAAACAGCGGCAAGTTCAACGGCCACTGCACAGCAATCGGATATTGCCAATTCTCGCACCATTACTGAGGCGTTGTTTTACGGCTTCTCAGGCTTTACCAAGAGGGTGTTACAACAAATAGTGAATTATTCTGCGCTATCTTATGCTTATTACAGAACTGAAGAGGGCGAGCAAGTATTAGGTAGCGATAGATTTGCTTTTTTAAATCAGAACTTAGAAGAATTAGTTTACCGTGATTATGCGGTGCATATCGAAGATGGTAGTTTGTATGTGGAGGAGAGGGCATTTGAT